AGCCGTTCAACTCCCCGTTCGCTACTCGCCGCTTGGACAGAGCCGACCTGTACGCCTCTTCGTTGCCGGCGCTCAGTTCCTCTGCTGCGGTCCGCCGCCAGTAGTTCACCTCTTGCCGCAGATCCTCGATCGCCATCCGCTCCGTTGCAGTGGGCAGGGTGAGACCGCTCGGAGGGGTGGGCAGCTTGAACACGTCTCGGACGGCTTTGGGGCGGAGGGGGAGGAGCTTGCCCTTGGACTTGCGCTTGCGAACGCGACGGAATTCGAGGTGGCATTTACATTTTCCGCCGCAGCGGGTCGATCCATCTCCGCAGACGCACGGAAGTGACTCCCTGGACCAGGGATTAAATGCCGACAGCGACAGGCAATCCTCGCAGTGCTCGGCGATATCAAGAACCCAGTACACCTCTGTCGTGTATCCGTCCCCGTCATCCCCGCCGCTATACTCAACCCGCGCGTTGTTGTGGCTCCCTCGCAGCCCCCGCGAATACAGATCCCCGCGCACGCCCGCGCCCATCTTGCCCTTGAGCTTGGTTTTGCCGCTGGCGATGTCGTTGATAAAGCCCTTGAGGTATTCGCTCTCGACTTCTAGCGCGCGCCGCAGATAGAAAGCGTCATCCGCGTTCATCGCAACCGACTTGCCCAGCATGCGCCCCTTGCCGAGTGAGTAGGCTTTGCCGTGTGCCTTGGTTAAGTCTTTCTGGATTTGCGAAAACGCTGCCTCGCCTGTGAGCTTCCCGTTCTGCAAGTCCGCGATGCTGTCTCCAACCTTCGTTGCCGTCGCCTTCTGGAGATCATCGAACTTCGCTTTCGCAGCAGCCGCGTAATCGTTCCCCGCGTCGGCAAAGGGCTTCCCCTCTAAGAGCAGTTCCGGGTGCCGCTCCATCAGGCGAGCGAAGCGCGCTGCTAGGCGCAGTCTTTGGGCATAGTCTCTAGTCACTGGAACGCTCCGCTGCGATCTCGGCAAACGTGCGGCCGTCTCCGTCAAGGGTGGCCTCGCGCTCGGTTGTGGCTTCCCAGCGTTTTAGAATCACGTCCACGTACTGCGGCGCGATCTCGATTCCGTAGCAGCGCCGTCCTAGTTTCTCGCAGGCGATCAGGGTGGTGCCGGAGCCGAGGAACGGGTCGAAGCAAATGGTCCACTCTGGGGTCCATTCCGTCAGGTGCTCGATAAGCAGTTCGACTTGTTTCTGGTGTGGATGATCCGGCCTTTCTTCACAGACGACAATTGATGGAAACGTGTTGCAGCCTGACGGGAGCTTGCGGATCGATCCGCATTGCGCGACGAAGGCATGGCGATGTCCTACGTTGATGGTCGCAGAACGATGCGCCAGCACCTTGTCAACGACCCGCTCGAAGCGCCAGAGATAACCGGGGATCGCTCGCAGGTGTTTGGCTTGTCCGAATACAATGCACGGATCTGATATGTGTCCAGCCCATTTGCTTTCTGCCAGCTCAAACGGTGGATCTATCACCGCCACTCCGTGGCGCTCCCCACCCATTAACCGCTTGACGTCTTCCGCCCTGGTAGAGTCGCCACAGAGCACAGAGTGATCACCTAGCCGCCAAAGATCGCCCGTCTTGCTCACCGGATTCTCTGGCGGGTCTGGCACCACATCGGGATCCGTGTTGCCCTCTTCCTCTTCCCCGTGCTCGGATACGATGTCCATAACCTCGCCGAGATCAAACGCGGTATCCTCGATGCTGAAATCAGGCGCGTCTATCTCTTGCAGTTCGCTCAGTAGCGTGGCCAGTTCCTCCATCTCGAATTCACCCTGGGCCTCGCGGTTGTTCGCTGCGAGGTTCATCGCCTTCTCTCGATACTCGGGGACGTCCACAACGGTTGCCCACGTTTCGGTCAGGCCAGCAGCGGATAAGACGGTGAAGCGCTGATGCCCAGATACGAGGTTGCCCGTGCGCTTGTTGACCACGATCGTATCCAGCCGGCCGTTCGCTTTTAGGGATCGTGCTAGCCGAATCAAGCCGGTATCGCTGATCGTGCGTGGGTTGTAGGTCGCAGGCTTGAAGTCTGAAAAGGCGATCCGCTCGACCGGCCAATCCTCAAAGCCGTCCGTGTCTGCGATCAAGTCGCCAAGAACCGCGCGAACCTCGGCCTCACTTCGGGATGAAGACATATCAGTTTTCCTCATTTGCAATTGGGGATCGTCCTCGCTCTAGACTCTGACTGCGGGCTCCGCTAGGAACTCTGCGGCGTCGGCCATGACGTCGAGCAAGTCGCCCAACTCGCGCGCGCGCTCTGAATTGCCCGACGCCTCGCGGCGGATCGAATCGAGTAGGTTTTTCTTTGCCTGCCTGCCCAGCCCCTCGGTCTCTTCAGTAGGCACACCGATACGGTCGGCAAGTTCTTTCGCGTCCCGCTCGCCCCAGTTAAAGAACGCAACCAGGATCGCGTCGAGAGGAACGTTGAAGCTCTGGCCGATCAGCGCTGCGGCCTCGGCTTGGATCTTCGTGATCTCTGCCTTGACCTTCTCGTCTGCCTTGCTCGGCCTCGGGAACTCAACCCAGTAATCCTCGCGCGGGATATCCTTACCGTAGGCGAAGCGGAGCTGTAGTTCATACAGATTCCGCTTGAACTCATAAGCCAAGGTGCCCTGAATCTGACGCAGGAAGCGACCGAACTCGATCTCTTGCTGCGTGTTGACCGCGCGTGCCTTGGTTTCCTTTTCGATGCCAAGATATGAGGGAGGCACGCCGAGAGGAACCAAGCACTTCCGCTGGAAGTATTCAACGACCGTGATTACCTTATCGTAATTGTGCTGGCCGTCTAGCGTGCTCACGCCTAGATCGGTGGGGTAGTTCTCCGCGCCGATCGGAACAGGCGTCCAGACCTCGGCGCTATCCATCGGGTTGTAGGTGCTGGTGAGACTGGAGTTGTTGGAGTTGTAGGACTTCTTGCGCCGGTTGCGGATCTTGTAATCGTTGATGTCCTGCCCTTGCTGCGTCCTGTCAGCAGAGACCGGAACCTTGTGCACTCGGACCTGAGCCGCGCGCTCCAACACCATGACAACCGCTGCGTCGTCTAGGGCTGCTACTTGCTTCCACGTCTTGCGGATCGGCCAGTAGAGGGACTGACCGTAAAGGCTGGTAAAGGGGCGGTTGTAACGTAGGTGCAGGATCTCCCACGAATCCCACTGAACTACATCGTTCCCCGCCGAGTCCGCCTGCTCAAAGCCGACAGGAACGCCGCCCTCTTCTACTCGCTTCATCGAGGTAGGGGTCAGTTCATGCAAGCCCCAAATCAACGGCTTGGTTTCCTGCCCGGTCACGATCTCAACGAAGGCGTCGCCCCTGACAACGTGCTCAAGACACATCGCTTGCGCTCGACGGGGTAGCCCGGTGCGCGTGTCCATGTCGTCCATGATGCGCTTGACTTGCTTGTCTTCCGCGCCGGTCGTGAACGTGATTTCGTCGCCGTCCTCGGAGCTGCACACGTTGCGAGCGATCACGTTTGCGGCTGCGGCAAGCTCCGGGGACTCGTCGTACATCTGGCGGGTCTCTCGATAGACCGCCTTGCGTACCTTGCTTGAACGAACGTTCTCCTCATACCAATCGTAAGCAGATCCCTTCATGCGCCAATCGCCGGGATCCATGCCGCGCCGGGTAGTGGAGTCGGGCGGATAATCCTCGCCGCTCTTGGGCTCTGCCTTTTTGCCGATGGCTTGCGCAGCAGCAGCCGCCGCGCTCATGTCGCGGGTGCCGATGTTGTACATGAGGAGACCGATATCAGCGATCCCATCGTTGGCCATTTCGGCTAGATTGGATGCTACGGATCGGATGCGGGAAGTGAGATCGGACATTGTTCTCCGGTGGCCCAGAAATGAAAACGCCGGTCACGACGGGGAGGACGATCGCCGCCGTGACCGGCTAGGGCCACGGCATAGCGGGCGATGGTCGCGACCCTGCACTTAACCGCAAGGGGGTGCAGTTTGGTTCCGACTTGTGCTTTTTTGTATTCTAGTTTTTCATTGCGAGCGCTTTTTGTATCATGTCCATGCGCTTCGCTTTCTCGCGTTGTCTTTTTTGTTCCTCTGCCTCGGCGGGATCTTCGGGCTCAACGTGGATCTTCGCGCCGCCTGGTATCTCTCGCTCACAGTGGCGGCAGATGTTGGCGCCTTCGGGTAGTTTTTGCCAGCAGTGCGGACACTCGGCGGGCTCGTGCTCGGCGAAGATCCGCTCGTAGTCTGTGGGCTCGCGCTCGCGCTCGATGTATTCGGTCTCGGGCATGATGGGCACGCCGGCAAGCCACTTCTGCCCGCCGCTAAAGGCCATCTCGATCACGTCCGGTCCGTCGTCATGCACGTCTTTCTCGCCGAAGCAAGAGAAGTGCTCCCATAGGGTCTGAAGTGCGGGGACCGCCTCTTGCCGCTCTCCGTCGCCAACGATACGCGCGGGGTATTCGAGGTTTCCGGCTGCTACGTGCGGCTCCATCCCCATGATCCGAAGTTCTTTGTTCTCCGTTTGTTTCTTCTTTTTGTAGGGCAGCGGTTCGCCGAGCACTCGCGCCGCCTCTCCGATCTGGTCCGCGTAAAGCTCCTGGAACTGGTTGGCCTCGATCACCACAAGGCGGCAGTGATAGATCTTCTGATACATGAGCAGTCTGTGAAACATGGCGCTCGGCTTGTCTCTGCGGATGAACGCCCACACGATACGCCAGCGGCCGTTGGGCATGCGGGCCACGATCCCGATCGCCGCAGGGTCGTGCTTTTTGCTTTCCTTGCCCATGCTGGGATCAAGTGCCATGAACAGAACCAGGTCTAGCTTGTAGCCCTTCGCTCGCTGCTGCTCGGCGTCTGCCATGATGGTATCAAGCATGTTCTGCGGGCCTGGGTTCTTCGGCGCTTCCCAAAACGTCCACACGTTTTTGCCGAATACCGCATCTTCAGAGGCAAGGATCTTGTTCTGTTTCTCCTGATACCAGGATGCCACGCGCCGAGTGTCTGCCTTCTGGCACATGAGTTTGTAATAGGGCTCAACGTCTGGCCAGAGCACCATGGTACCGGCCAGCATCTCCTCTTTGTGTTCCTCGAAGAACTCGCGCGCATTTGACTTGCGACCCTTGATCTCCCTGATGGGCTCGAATACGCAGCGCTCCCAATAGTCAACCACCTCGGAGAAATCGCCGCGCCCGATCTCAACATCGAAGTTGCGGCAGAAGTTGATCGCGCTGATTACGGAGTTGCGGAGCGCCATGCGCCTAGACGGCATCTCGCCCACTACCTTGGCCCACGCTTCCTCGAATCGCGGCAGCAGTGGCCACGCAATGCGCTCTACGTCGCCCTCCTTTGCCGCCTCTGCCATCAACCAGCCGCCAGCCTCTACCCACAGCCGGTCAGACAGCAAGCGCGCGTCTCCTAGCTCGCCCTCCTTATCCAGATACTTCCCTTGCCACTCATCCCAGCGATCTTGATTGTCTGCCCACCGAATCACCGCCTCGAACTTGGACTCATCCCAGTTGCCCTTGGCCAGCCTGGCAAGCAATGAGTCGCGGTGCACGAGCGTTCCCACAACCCACACGTCGACCGTGCTAGACCCTGCGTGGATCACGTCCTCGTCTAGCCACTTCTCGGCCTTGTCCCGCTGCCCTAGCGTCTGCGCGTGCTCCATTGATTCCAGATCGTCACAGAGGATCAGGTCGGGCCGGCTCGCCTCTTTGATGAATCCACGGATACTCTTGCCTGTGGACTGCGCGCCAACGTGCACGCCGTTTTTTGTCCTGATATGCTTCTCTGTCCACTTGTCGCCCTGCCCGCAGATCTCTGGGTAGTGCTCGGCTAGGTATTCGTTGCCCTCAAGCTCTCGCCTGATGTCGATTATGAAACCAATCGGCAGGGACAGCTCATAGGATAGGAGCACGATGCAGCCGATACGCCGCCCTGACTCCCGCATGATCCGATCGTTGTGGGCAATCACCCACATTACGTAGATCTTGGATACAAGCGTTGACTTGGCGTTGCCGCGAGGGGCAAGCGTAACACGCCGAGCGTCGCCCTTCCCCGTGGCTATCATGCGCCCAATGAAGTCTAGATGCCTGTGCAGATCCGAGAACTCGGCAGGCACCCAATGGGGGAAAGCCTTTTTTGCAAAGCGGAGGATGGAGTCAAAGTTTGCGTCGCGCTCCTCGCCGCTGGCCCCGCCGCCACGGCCTCGTTCGAACGCTTCCTCTACATCGGACCAGTCAGAGCACTCTAGCGAGTGGCGTGCAGTTCTTTTTGATGCTCCCACTTATTGGATATCCTCTGGCCCCCTGCCTGACAGAACCATTCGGCGCAACTCGGCATGGGCCAAGTTAAAGCGCCGGGCCAACCGCGCCCCCGTATCGCTGTCTTTCACTTCCTCCACAATGATGCTCTTGAGTCTGCTGTTGTACCACTCGAAATACACGCCCGGGATTGATGACGGATCCATGATTTCGTGATAGACCTTCTGCGCCTGGACCGCATCCTTCAGCCCAAACCCGCGCATGAACACCTTGAACTCTTCTTCGTCCCTGATCTCTAGCGTAGCCGGATCCACGCCTCGCTCAAACTGCATCCGCATGACAGCCACGATCATGTCCCACGCCGCGATTGCACCGCGTGCCGTTTTCATCTCGCGCCTGCGTCGCTCTCCCATGTCTTTCGCGTGGTCGTCTATCTCCGCGATCTCGGATTGCTTGATCTGCTCTTCAACGTGCTTGGTCCTGATCTCGACACCGACCTTGCGCGCTCGCTTCATTGCCTCTTTGACCGACACGTATTCGGGACTTCCCATCACGCTCTCAACGCGGCCTTTGCCCACGCCGAGCAGGGATGCTGTCTTTCTCATGCTGCCCGTCTCTTTGTAAGACTCAACGATGTCTTCCTTTGTCACCTCCTGTCCTGTCTGTTTTGATTGGTTGTCCGCTTCTTGTCTTGCTTCACCCTCGCGCGCGCACGCGGGAGGCGGCTTTGACTTGAGCACTCTCCCGATCACTGTCGTTGAAACAGAAAACATTTCGGACAGTTCACGGTAGGTCTTGCCGTCCGCAGCGGCATCCCTGATCTGTTTTTCTATCTCTGGCGTGGTTGTTTTTTTTCGTGCCATGTTACGTTATGTTGTCTTTCTTCGCCCCGCTTGTTTTTATTGCCTTGGCGGCAGAGAACCAATCCCGGCACCGGCAGAACAGTTCGCTTACTGCGCTCCTGTTGTCCTCGCTCATCGGATCTGACAGGTTCAACTCGGAATTAAGCAAGCCAAGCAACGACAGCGACTGCAACGACAAAATAAATTGCCGGGGCGTCCCGGTGTGGTAACACCAGTCTCCACCCGAACAAGACTCGTCTGCTGGCAAGAGGTCGATCAGTCCGGCCACGGAAAGTCGTCTTTCAATCTCCACTGAAACATCCACGCCAACGCGGGA